GGTTTGAATACTACCAACAGCACCATTTGCATTAGTAAAGAAATTATGTGTATGGGTTGAGGTTGTACTTGCTGAAGATTTCATTAAGCCTCCTCTTATTTCTGTTCCACCGCCTGAATTACCAAAAGAAGAAACACCAATTAGTAATTTTCCTGCAGAGTCTATTCTCATGCGTTCTGAACCATTGTTAAAAAATCTTACATTACCAGCTTCTCTATTTTCTAAAATAAAGTCGCTATTAAATGTATTTATTTCTGCACCATCGCCACTAGATGTGCCACTTGTTGAATTGTGTAATTTTATTCTTGGTGAGACTGTGTTATATATTGATAAACAAGTATCAGAACCAACTGGTGCTGGTGTCATTCCAATACCAACATGTCCTGAAGAATCAACAACCATAGCAGCAGTAACACCATCATCTGTGCTGAATAGTATTTTTCCACCTGCAGTTCTTGCAAAATAATCACCTGAAGCTGAACCAGTTACTCCACCATTTGTTGTGCCTGAAACACCCATTCTAAATTTAACACTATCAGACTGAAGCATTGTAAAATCAGGAGCAGATGAATTTAATCCAAGTAAAGCAGATGGACTACTAGTTCCAATTCCAACATTGCCTGAGCTATCAATACGCATTTTTTCTGAGGTATTTGTAATAAAGTACATATCATTTGTAGCAACACCAATCATATTGCCATCATTTGTACTATTACTATCCTCAATAATAATATTTGCTTCTGCGTCTGAACTTTCAAATTTTGCTGTATAGTTATACCCACCACCAGCTACTAAAAGACCTACATTATTTCCACTTTGCGTAATTTCAAGATTTGCACTAGGACTAGTCGTTCCAATACCAACATTGCCTGAAGCATCAAGTGTTACAGCACCACTATTTAATTTTAGTATTGCTTGTGCAGAACCAGCATCATTCTCTGCTGATAGATTGACTGAGCCACTTCCTGATTTAATTTTTAAATTTTCGTTTGTGCCAGTATTTACATGTAAATTAGCACTAGGACTTGTCGTGCCAATTCCAACATTGCCTGAAGAATCAATACGCATTCTTTCAGAGTTATTAGTATAAAATCTTGTTGACCAACCAACAACTGTTCCTAAATCTAAAGCACCATCACTATTATCAAGGTTTACAAATCCATAATCTGTGCCACTTCCTTGAAACTTAATTCCACTATCTCCACCCGCTGTAGTGTTATTATGAATGATTGAAGGATTACCACCTTCTACATGTAATATTCCATTAGGATTAGTTGTACCAATACCGACAGCATTAGCTGAAGAATCTACAAATAAAGTTCCGCTATCCCAGTTTAGATCTCCAGTACCACCTGTAAGAGCTGTAAGAGTTCCAAGACTTGTAATATTAGGTTGTGCTGCTGTAGCTAGTGTACCTGTAATATTTCCTGTAGAGGTTACACTTGCTACTGTAATATTTCCAAAATTAACTGCTGTTCCAGAAGAACTAAAAATCGCATCAAGTGTGTCTAGGTCAGCGTTTAGCTTTGTTCCCCAAGTATCTGTGGATGCTCCTACTTCTGGTTTAGTTAAGTTTAAATTCGTTGTAAATGTATCTGCCATAATTTATTCCTGTTTATGCTGCAATGTCAGTCCAATTAGTATTTGTTGAGGACTGATCTGTCCAAGTTGTTGTAGCTGGTGTTTGGTCTGTGTAAATAGTATCTGCTACAGTCTGGTCTTCCCATTTTAAACTACCTATCGCAGAAAAACCACTTGTTTGTTGAATACTAGAAGTGCCAAACTGAATCAGTGAACCAGTGACATCTAAGTTAGTTGTAGCGTTTATTTGACTTGCCGCTGATACGATAAAGACACCAACAGCAGTTACGTTTGTAGATGCGGTAATATTTGATTCGCCAACATCAATTTGTGTGCCTACTGCACTAAGACTTGTTGATGCCGCCATGATAACGCCACCAATATCAATTTGTGTACCTACAGCGGTTAGGTTAGATGTTGCTGATATGTTTGACGCACCAAACTTAACTATGACTGCATCTGATGTAAGACCAGATGTTGCTGTTATAGATGATGCACCTTGTATTGGTACGAGTCCAACTGCTGTGACACTAGAAGAAGCGGTTATTGAAACTTCTCCAGTTACAGGTACAACACCAACCGCAGTTAGGTTTGATGTTGCTGTGATTGAGCTTTCAGCTAATTCAAATTGTGGTGTTCCCCAGTAAGACTTACCGTATCCACCAAAACCATAGCCAACTGAAGCCATGTTATTAAGCTACAGTTATGTCTATAGCACCTGCATTAAATCTAAATACATCTCCAGTAGAAACAGTTTTGCTTGTAGTTAAGTTACCATAAGCAAGTAAGTTACCAGATGATGAAGCGTCAAAAACACCTACTGCAACAACAGTACCGTAATCGGCTGTAGCTGTTGGGTATTCTATAGCTGATGTGTTTGATGCTGTATCAGCAGTGACAGTAAAAGCTGCTGTTTGTCTTACGTAAGCTCCGCCAGAAACTTCTGTTCCACCACCAGTATCAGATGGTGCTGATGTATATAATGCTACATATAATGTTGATGGAGCTGTATAGGCTGATCCACCAAATACATGACCAACAACTTTGTTTTCTAAATAATCTGAAAATCCAGCCATTCTATTCTCCTTTATTAATTACCGTAGTAATAATTTCTTTTTTGTTTTTTTCCGTAAGTTCTTCTTCTCATCATTAAAGAACCTTTACCAAATGCAGCTTTCTCTTGTTCGAGTCTCATTTCTTCTAATGCCTTCTCAAACTGTTGAGTGAACATTGGTATTCTTTCATCTTCCATTAAGAAGATAGAAGCGTGTTTTAATGCACCATATAAATAAACATCTGGGTGCGAGACTGATACAAAGTTACTTGTATTGGTATCACTTAATGCAGATATTTTAGCATAGTAAGTTAGCTGTAGGGTATATTCTCCATCAGGAGTTGGTGCTAATTCTATAGAGTCATCAACCATTGCATAGTAGACAGGTTGGCCTGTAGAGTTGTTGTTTGATTTTCTATAGACATCTAAGGACTCTATAGATTGTTGGAATAAAGGACTAAAATTGTTTGATGTAATTTCTACATTAATTGCCTCTATCCAATCTGTTGGAACTGTTAAATATTGTGAGTCAGCTGTAGCAGTTGCTCTTTTAATCATGTCTTTGGTTCTTAACCTTCTGTTAAGTTCCGCCTCGACATTATCAATAAACGTATCTAGGTCAGAAGTTAAATCTGATCTATTTAGATAATTTGCTATCGCTGTTTTTAATTCTGCATACGTCATACTTTACCTTGCCAAGTTCTAAATACATTGTTGTCTGGGTTGTTGAGCCACTCTTTCCATTTTGCAGAATCTTGTGACCAACCTTCGCGTAATGCCTTTTGCCAAATAATCATAGGGACTTCAGCAATGTGTCGCATATCTTTTCCAGGCTTAAGTGTATTGTCTCTTAGTTTCTTGACGTGGTCAATGACGGGAGCAACATCTTGAGTCGTATGATAAACCATCTTGTCATCTTCGGTGATGAACTCTGATTTGTAACCAGTCTTGTGGTCTGTGATTGTACGTTTTGTTGCCATATTAAATAAGGGTGGGAGAGCCGAAGCTCTCCCTGAATTCTAACTAACTTATGAAGTTGTTAAGTCAGCAACTATACCGTGAGCAGCTTCGTTGCTCATTTCTAGTCCATACTCACATAAAATCATTTTAGTCTGAGCATCGCCTATTGTTGAAATGTCGACTGTTTTGAAGTCTCTTAGGTAAGAAACTTTTGCATAGTCAGGATCAACTAATAGTAATGATCTTTCTCTACTGAAGTTAGATGGAACGATTTTTAGTTCGCCAAAGTCTGAAGCATAGATAGAAACAGAAGCCTCTACTGTATTTGCATCAACCATTTGTCTAGCTGAACTTCTACCTGTGAAACCAGAAATTACTTGCTTGTTTACAGGACCACAGATTGCCATTGAAGGCTCTCCACCATTGGAGAAACAGTCTTGTAGTACAGCTTTTAAAAGAGTTTCAGTTAAAGCTCTTTGAGTTCCGTCTGTTGGAGCAGCACCGCCACCAGCACCAGCACCGTTAGTTCCTCTTGATACGTTAGATGTAATCCAAGATTCAAAACCACCAGTTACTCTTGCAGTTGTAGCATTACCAGTTGTCTTAGCACCTTTTTGACAAAGAGCAGTTTCCATGTCTCTTTTTAATGCTTTAGCCATAATAGCTAACTGATGAGCCATTTCAGATTTCTTACCTGCTGGGTCAGAAGCCTGTTGTGAACCAGTTACAGTTGCATCTCTTGATGAGATTTGTGCTACGTTACTAACTCTTGATGTAGCTGTAGAAGCAGCTCTTGAAAGTTCAAAACCTTCTAGTTGACCTGCACCTGAAGCTGTAGGTAGAGTTTCTGTTTGCCAATCGAAAACTACGTTCTTGATTGAGTTTTTACCAATAGCACTCATAAATGGAGTAGCTTGTGGTGAGATGTTATAAATTACGTCACTCAGTTGTTCTCTATCAGAAGTCGCTGAGTAAGTATCAAATGCGTTTGTTACTTTTGCCATGATATTTAATTCCTATGTTTTAAAAGTTTATAATAATTGTTCAAATAATTTAGCTGCATCCTGAACCTTTCCAGTTTTAGCTAATTTTTGACGTGCTTTCTTCACAGGAGTTGTTGTTTTAGGTACGTTTGAAGTGCCAGGTCGTGCGGTTCGAGCTGCCGCTTTCTTTTCAGTTGGTTTCACTTTAGTCGCTTGTTGTGTCTTATGTTGTAGCCATGCGTTTCTTAAACCAAGTAAAACTCGGTAGTCATAAACGCTGTCCATCTCTTGAGGTGTGTACCCAAGAACATTAACACCATAATCACGAATTGCCATCTTTTCTTTTGATGCCATTTCGTTATCTTGCCATTCTGGTATTTGTTCAAGCAACTGTTGGTTTCCGTATTCAACAAACTGTTGAAGTTTCTTTTGCTGTTCAGCTTGAGACTCTTGTTGGAGTCTTAGTGATTCAGCCTGTACGGATTGTAACTTTTGCTTTTTCTCATTCCAGATGTCTTTTTCACGGACATAAGCAATAGGGTCAGCTTCGTAAAGTGCGTTCCAATCTGGCTCGTTTCCTAACTCGCCCTTCAAAGTCGCTTCCATTTTTGGTAACAACTGTGAATAAATTGCGTCTTTTTGAGAAACCTCTTGTTGTTGAGCTTCAATAGCTTTTCGCTGTTGAGCTAACTCCTGAGTTTTTCTCGTATAATCTCTTTGGCGACTGTATCCGTTTTGGAGTTCTTCAAGCGTGACCTGTGTATCTTCGCCATCTACTTTAATTGTATATAGCTGTGGTTGCTCGGACTCCTCTTCTTCTACTTGATCTTCGTGAGGTTCGTCTTCATATACATCTGCTTCAAGCTCTTCTTCGTAAGATTCATTATCTTCGATAACTTCCTCTTCGTTAACTAGCTCTTCCGATGCTTGTTCTTCTATTTCGTTTTCTGGTTGCTCGTCTGGAGTCAAAAAACTTTCAAAAGATTGTTCTGTCTCTTGCATGTTTGTTTGTAAACCAATCGGCTTTGCGTTGTTGGTCATAATCATTCCTTAAAAATGTAAAGTAATATTTTAACAATACTTATCTAAATTTTACACAACTTTGTGCAATCTTCCTAATTGGGATTTTGTGATAATACCCTTCTCTACGATAATGCGTAGATGTCTTTCGACTTCTGGAAGTAATTTAATTGCTTTGTGTAAATTTTCTCTTTTACTTATATCATCTTGCTTAGATGATAACCATAAATTTATATATTCATTTTTAAGTTCTTCTATTGCGTTTGTGAAAGTATCAGACTTAAGAATTAACTCTGCTTCGTTTGAATTTAAAATATCTTCTTGTGATGGCATTTAAAACAACCCTCTTACTTGTGGTTGATTTATAGAAAAACTGTTGCCAGTTGGTTGTTGTAATGCTGCTAAACTTTGTTCTAATTCAGCAAGTCTTGTGTCATACGCAGATA